AAAGTTAGAGATATAGGTCCTGAACATATGAAACTCCAACATATAGATTCAGCTCAATATATAATTGAAGCTAATTTATATAAGACAAGACGATATGAAGAAGGATATGATGCTGATGGTAGATTTATAGAACCATTCTATAAAGAACATGCTGATAAATTTTGTTTTGTAGATGAGATATTATGTTATTATAATCATTTAACATTTTCTAGAAAAGCTAATTTACCAAGAATATTATATATAGGCCCAGGTTTGCCAGAGCTTAGATCTAAACAGCTTTATAATTATGAGGAAGATAAATTAGATGTTTTTTATACAACAAATGATAACAATATTGATTCTATTTTAATAAATTATGATCCAAATGCTATTGTCACTATAGGTGAAAAAGATAGTGATTTTCCTAACTTATATAGACAACCAGCTGAAGTAAGAAAAAAATGGATTCATGCTAAAGATGTTGATTTAGATTTAGGCACTAAAGCATACTATTGCGCTATGATCCAAATGTTAGAAGATAACACATCTGAATTAATATCGTTTTTTACTCCAATTTATAAAACTGGAGAAAAATTATATAGAACATATCAATCATTAGTTGACCAAACTTATAAAAATTGGGAATGGGTTTTAATAGATGATTCTACAGATGAATTAACAACAAAAATAGCTGAAGAAATAGCGTCAAAAGATCATAGAGTAAAAGTATATAGTTTTAAAGAAAAGAGTAATGGTAATATTGGTGATGTAAAATACAGAGCAGCTATGTTATGTAGAGGTTACTTATTAGCCGAATTAGATCATGATGATATATTAACTGAAAAATGTGCTGAGTATCTATACATTGCTAGCAAAACATATCCAGATGCTGGTTTCTTTTTTACAGACTGGGCTGAAGTAAGTGAACATATGGATTCATATTGTTATGAAGAAGGATTTGGATTAGGATATGGTAGATATAGAGAAGAAAAATATAAAGGGTATATAATAAAAGTATGTGACCAACATAATATCAATCCTAAAACAATACGTCATATTGTAGGAATACCTAATCATATTAGAGCATGGAAGCGTGATGTCTATTTATCAATTGGAGGACATAATAGAAATTTAACTGTAGCTGATGATTATGATATAGTTATAAGAACATTTCTAAAAACTAAGTTTTGTAAAATACCAAAATTAGGTTATCTTCAATTTATATACTTACACCAGAATAAAACAGATGAAAATAGTCAAGCAGACTCAAGATCTGATATTCAAAGACGTATTAGAACTATAGCTAATTTTTATAATGATGCTATAAGAAAAAGATTTGAGGAATTAGGTGTTGAAGATTGGGCTTATTTAACTAATGGATGTGATATACAAGACATACCTAGTAGATATGGTGATCAAGAAAATTATGTAAATTATATACTTAATATTTAAAATATGTCATTTTTATTTTCAAAAGAATTAAACGATCCTCAAAATTATTATTACTACACAAATGGTTTTAATAGTGAAGAATTAGACAAAGTTTATAAAGATGTAGCTACATTAGATTTTGAACAAGCAACTACTATAGACTCAAAATCAAATGGTAAAGAAATTAGATCATCATCTGTTAAATGGATACCAAACACATCACAATGGAGCTGGTTGTATTTTAAATTAATGGATCTAGCTGTACAAGCTAATAATGCGTTATGGCATTTTGACTTATACTCAGTACAAGATTCAATTCAATATACAGAATACTATGCTACAGAAAATGGACATTATACATGGCATCAAGATTTTGGACCAGGTACTCCATCATTAAGAAAAATATCAATCACAGTTCAATTATCAGGACCTGATGAATATGAAGGTGGTGATTTAGAATATTGGCAAGGCGGAAATAATATTATACAAGCCCCTAAAGATAAAGGTGTTGTATTTATATTTCCATCATATATGATGCACCGTGTAACACCAGTAACTAAAGGTATACGTCGATCATTTGTTTTATGGGTAGGAGGAGAACATTATAAATAAATTTGGTTGTTCTTTAGACTTCATATATATTTATATCAAATAAAATAAATTATTATGGTAACATTTTTAATTCTAGCTGCTGTTATTTCTGTTGTTGTTGGACTTTGGCTTCTTAATCAAAAACAAAATGAAGAGTTAAAAGAAATTAATAGTAATATTCATCCATTTGTTGATGATCTAGCTCCTGAAGCTACACCAGCTCCAGTAGCTGAAAGTATTGCTAAGAAAAAAGCCGCTAAGAAAAAACCAACTGTAGTTAAAAAAACACCAGCTAAAAAAGTAGCTAAGAAAACTACTAAAAAATAATTATGGGAGTTATATCTAAAAAATTAACAGAAGAAGAATTAAAATCTATTAGAGATATTAAACAAGAGTACACTAATTTAGCTTTAGCATTAGGTGAATTAGAATTACAAAAATTAGGTGCTCATGAAACATATAAACAACTAGTAGAAAAAGAAAATAAAATAGCTGAGCAACTTCGTGGAAAATATGGTGATGGAACAATTGATCTTTCTACAGGAGAAATAAAAGCATAATATGTATTGTTAGGTGTTAGGAGTTAATATAGAAGAAAGCCTCGACAGCAATGTCGGGGCTTCTTCGTTTTATAACACACTCTATATATTTATCAGTAGACAAAATCTATTTAAAACATGGCGCAAGAAACATTAATTTCTCCAGGCGTACTCGCACGCGAGAATGATTTATCACAAATAACACAAGGTCCAGTTACAGTTGGTTTAGCTTTAGTTGGTCCAACAGTTATGGGTCCAGTAAATGTACCTACAGTAGTTACTTCTTTTAGTGACTTTAAAAACAAATTTGGTGGTATGTTTACTAGTGGTGGAGCTAATTATGAGTTCCTAACATCAATATCTGTTAGAAATTATTTCCAACAAGGTGGTACTACAGCTTTAATTACCAGAGTAACTAAGACTAATTATAGCCCAGCTACATCTAGTGCTATTCCAAATAATATTCCTGGTGCTACAGCTGCTAACGCAGGTGCTTCTATTGATTTAACAACATCACCTATTTTTAACCTAGTAGCTGCTCGTGTTGATTTAGGATCTACTAGTGTAAATCTTATTGGTACAACATTTGATAATTATCAAGTTGATAGTAACGGAAATAAGAGTGTTTTCTTCAACATGTATAATACTTTTACAGTTGATACTTTCGGATACTCAGCTTCAAAAGCAGTTAATGAAACTAGCGGATTAAGCATGTTAACTTCTAGTTATAACACTGGTACTAATGTGTTAATTATTAGTGCTTCTTCAGCTGGTGCTGCAGCTAACAGTTGGACAATGTATGCTGGTCAATATTATTTCTATGAAAATTCATTCTTCCCACTTAGTGGTTCATTTACAGGTGGTGTTGATGGTAGTGGCTAACCAACATTTGTATTAGAAACTTTATCTACTGGTATTTTAATGAACAACTCAGGTTCTATTTTATCTGATAATTCATTAATAAGTGGTTCAACAGATAATTTAAGATGGGAAATTCAAAATGCTAATACTTCAAGTGGTACATTTACATTATTAGTTCGTCAAGGTAATGACAATCAAAACAGTAAAATTGTTTTAGAAACATATTCTAATGTTTCATTGGATCCAAATCAACCTAACTATTTAGAGGCTGTTGTTGGTAACCAATCAAAAACTGCTGTTAAAGATGCTGATGGTCAATATTATATTCAAGTATCTGGTGACTATCCAAATAATAGCCGCTATGTACGTGTAAAACAAGTTAACTACACAACTCCAAACTACTTTGATAATGCTGGAAATGCCAAAAACGAATACACACAATCAATACCAGTAAATGGTAGTGGTTCTCAAGGTGGTGCTTTTGGTGGTGCCTCTGGTAATGACTTAAATAATATTGGTAACACATTATTTACTAACATTGGTTCAACAACTCAAGGTTTAGTTCAAGGTAACTATGCTACAGCTTCTGCTTTATTAAGCAATAAAGATGAATTTGATTTCAATTTAGTAGCTACTCCAGGTTTGATCCAATCATTACACTCTTCAGCAGTAGGTAATTTTATCAGTTTAGCTGAAGAAAGAGGTGATTGTTTCTACATCACTGACTTGTCACCATATGGTGTTACACTTAAAACTGTAACTAACCAAGCAGCTGGTTTAGATACTAACTATGCTGGTGTTTACTGGCCTTGGGTTCAAGTAATATCTCAAGAAACTGGTAAGCGTGTATGGGTTCCAGCTTCAACAATCATGCCAGGTGTATATGCATTTAATGATAATGTGAGTGCTGAATGGTTTGCTCCAGCTGGTTTAACAAGAGGTGGATTAGGTAATGTATTACAAGCTGAAAGAAAATTATCTCCAACAGATCGTGATAATCTATATGCTGGTAAAGTTAATCCAATTGCTACTTTCCCTAATATTGGTGTAGCTGCATTTGGTCAGAAAACATTACAGAAAAAAGCTAGTGCTTTAGATCGTATCAACGTTCGTCGTCTATTAATTGCTCTTAAGCGTTACATTGGTAATGTATCTGAAAACTTAGTATTCGAACAAAATACAGCTGTAACTCGTAATGCGTTCTTAGCTCAAGTTACTCCATACTTAGAAAGTGTACAACAACGTCAAGGTTTATACGCGTTTAAAGTAGTAATGGATGAATCAAATAACACTCCAGATGTAATTGATCGTAACCAATTAGTAGGTCAGATCTATTTACAACCAACTAAGACTGCTGAATTTATCTTATTAGATTTCAACATCTTACCAACTGGTGTAGAATTCGGTTCATAAAAAAACAAAATTATTAATATTTATATAAAATAACAATACAATGGCAGTATTAGATCCAAATGAAATAATGTTCACCGCGTTTGAACCTAAAGTTCAGAATCGCTTTTTGATGTACATTGGTGGTATTCCATCATACTTAATCAGAAAGGCTTCTACACCATCATTTAACGCAGGTGAAATTGTATTAGATCATATCAACGTTTACCGTAAAGTTAAAGGTAAAGTTCGTTGGAACGATATGAGTTTAGAATTATATGATCCTGTAAACCCAAGCGGTGCTCAAGCTGTAATGGAATGGGCTCGTTTAGCACACGAATCAGTAACTGGTCGTGATGGTTATTCTG